CTAAAAAACTGCCCTCAGAGCGTGATCCTTTCTTACTATTGCAACTAGTGCAGCATGCCACAAGGTTATCGTAGGCAATTGGATCTCCACCTTCAATGATCGGTATGACGTGATCAACAGTCGTAGCAGGTTGTAGGCAGTAGAAGCATGACCATTGATCCCTTGCTAGTATCTCGAGGCGTCTGGCTTTGTAAGCTCGTGTCCCTCGAGGATCACCACGCTTTGTACTCATTGTAATTTTTCGCAAGCTGCACATAACTCTGTCTCACCATCAGGCATAAGAGCTATAAGGGTTACATCATGTGTAGTTACACCACACTCATCACACCAATATAATCTCATTGCCATCCCTTAGTCTTTAGATGATGCAATGCACCACAATAGTTAGGTTCATCATACTTAGTGTGCCCATACCTATGTGCTACATAATGCCAATACATCCAGAACTGCTTGATAGGTGTAGATACTTTAAGGCTCTCAGTCTTCATCTGATATAGCCCGTATACCTGCTTAGTACCGGACTTATTACCTACAGCTTTATAATTCCACCTAGACTCTCGATGGACTATCTCGTTATGACATGCATACTGCTTATCTGTCAGCTGATAGTTGGCTAATTCTTTAAGCTGCTGTATTGCTTGATTAGAGGCCTGTGCATCAGCAGGCATAGCCGTCCCAATAGCGAAGGCTATCAGGCAAGCTGCGCCTTTCAGGCTTGCCCTGAGCCCCTGATGGGCTCTAGCCCTGAGAGTACCATGGCTGTCAAATACGTTGGTATAAGTCCTGTTCAGAGGCGTGTCTGTCATCGATTGTCCGTACTNTAGAATCCGGCACCCTTAAACGATACCCCAATAGAGCTGTAAATCTTATGCATAGGTGCATGACAGAATGGGCATTCTAAGTCGTGAGGTTCGCTAAGACTGAGCCATTCTTCTATGCGTGCATTACTTTCACACTTATCGTTATCGCACTCAAATTCATAGGTTGGCATCTGGATCACTTTGACACATTCTGCATATCTGAGTAAACGCCCAAGCGCCACACATACTGCATCTCATAGGTTCAAGTGTACCAATATCGCCCTTAAAATCACCGTAACCTGCCTTAAGCAATAGATTGACCAGATCACCTAATCTCATGAATGCTAGGTACTCACTAGGAGCCTTCTCCCCTTGACCATTCAATCGACTAACTACGATAGGCAAGTCACCAGTTTTACTTGCCCTCTTTGTGACCTGATCAATCCACGCCTTTGGCTGGAACGCCGATCTAGCTTTAACTTCCATGTCGAACGGGACATGTGTTATATCTTTNCCAGCCCCTCTACCGATATCTGCATGNGGCCACCACTCCGAAAGGTAACGTGCAACCACACGCTCNGTAGAGAATCCTCTATATTTACGGCTTTGTGAGGCCATTGACAGCGTGACACTTAGCGCATGACCAGCTCTTATTGACGAGGTTAACCCTTATATCTTTGTAAGGTATAGACTCATTACATAAGCAGCATCTGGTTGTAAAGGTGAACTCTTCCAGAATTGCTATGATCTCTTTAGATCGATGTATCTCTTCTTCTGTAGGGAATGACTCCCACTCACCATCTTGGTTTAAGAACTGTAGTGATCCCATTATGCTCTCGCCTTCTGCGGTTGCCATGATCCATCTTTAGCAAGCTCGTACCAGATTACATCATCAGGCTTTGCACATCGCGTAATTTCACCTGTCACGGCATAAGGGCATTTGTAATGACCCCATGGCTTGCCTGTTTTAGAAATTCCCTCAAGCCACATTCTCTCACCATGAGGGCAGCGAGGCTTTACCTTCTGTGTCTGGCCGCCAATTATCTCGCTCACCGTCGATACAGCTTCCCCCATTGTGGGCGGCATAGTCGCTGGCTTTGTAGTCCATGGATCTTCTTCCTTTACTACTGGGATGTAAGTGCCGGATGTTTCTGTCATCTTGGCTTTAACCTCATCGATCGTGGCCTTAACTTCATTCGCTTTATTAACTTTGCCCATTTCTTCTCGTGACGCTCGCTTTCCCTTTGTTGCATATCCTGCGTTAGCAAGCGCTCGACCGATAGCACTAGTCTCACAATTTTCCAGCGCTGACGTCGCATTAACGCCTCGACCTTGTATCGTCTCTTCTGCGAGTCCGGTAGTCCACGGGCGAATGTCTGCCTCTGTGCGATATACAGAAGCCTTAACAATAAAACGACCAGCGGACTGATCAAGTATCTCTGTATGTATTTGTCCATCGGGATGATCCTTCCAATACTTTGTAAGTCTTTCTTCTACTGTCTCATAATCTTCGAGGTTAAACATCCGGTAACTCCTTTATACATGCCTTCATAACTGCGTGGAATACGACTACAGCTTCTTCACAATCGTCTTCTTTTGCCGCTGCGTAAATTGTAGAAATTAACCAAGCGATCTGTTCTGGATCAAATGTCTTAAACATACTGCTCATCCCTTTCAGTAATTAGTTCACAAGCTAGTGCGAGGTAAGCACACGCGTCGATATAGGAGTCAACGTGATCGGCCGTCTCCTGGAGTCGTGCAAGTTTAACTTCGACCATCGCCAGACACGCTTGATGGTCTGAGATTGGTGTCTCAAGCATCTGCTGCAGTCGTAGTGCAATTCTAGTCTGATTGATACGAGGATGACCATATATTCTTCCTCGGTCTCCAATGATGTCAGTAGCTGATAATAGGACTTCACTTGCTTTCACACTCGCACCCTTTCTTTTGTCTCGTAGTAATCTCTAACTGCTTTGCGGCCTTTTAGATAACCTACGCGAATGCCGACAATACGGCCTAGATGAAAATATACTGCCGATAAGACAATCATGGCAATAAGATCGCCTAATGATGGATCGAACATGTTGAGCCTTTCTTTGGATGCCCTTCATCCGTGGCTCTACTGTCTCATAATCTAAGGGGGAATTTTTAGAGATTAAGGTAACGAAATGGTAACGATTCTACGTCGTCAATATGGTCATCGATGTCCCGATAAAGCTCGTTATCTAGGTCGTCCATAGCGCTTGCCTGAGACTAGGAATGTCCCATCTTTCTCAAAGTAGATAAGATCAACCTGCACATTCTTGCCCTCGACATACATGATGGCGAACGCCTGCTGCCAGTTAGCCGATCCCTTTGTATAACTGGCCTTGCTAAAGTCCATGAGATTCCCTACTTCTACGCCATGCAGGACACGCCCTATACGGCCTCCAGAGGCCTCTGAGAAGGACGATCGCCCCGCCCTGTGTGTGTGTCCAGAGATGACGCTCTTACCATGCCTACGGGCTGCCTCAAGGGCTGATAGACCCCCTTGTGACTTGATAGGTGTATGGTCGCCATGGACTGCTATCCAGTTAGGCGCTATGTTGTACGGCTTCTTATGGAAGGTAATGCCAAGCTCATCCAGGCGCATGAATTTCTCGAACCTAAGTTCCGGCAATGACAGGAAGCTAGGGATCTTACGCATGATCTGTGTGTATAGGCGGTCTGTGTGATTAGACCGGATCATCTGTGTTACTTGTAGATCGTAAAGTACCTGAACAGCCTCGTCGCGATCATCTCCCAAAGTCTGTTCATAAGCCTCTGGCGTCCCTTCTGACCACTTGCTAATCGTATTAAAATCAATCTCGTCACCTATTGTGACTACCTCGTGCGGCTTAAACTTGGCAATAAATTGTGCTACATTTTTTACAGCTACTNGATCATGNAAGGGAACCTGTAGGTCACTTACTATGACTATTCGCTTCATCTAATCCTCGTCGTCGTCATCCTNGTAAGGTGGACGCTCCACCCAATCAGGCATACGTGGCTCAATCCAGCCAGGATAAGCTTCTCGATCTGTGATAATCGCTAGGCAGAGATCGACTGCGAAGCCTGCCCTGCGTAGTGCGCGATACATCTCATGCAGGCTAATAGCCCATGCGTCAAGCTGTGAGTAAGTATCGAGATCGATAACTTTCTTTCGTGCCATGTCAATAATTATCGCTCTAGGAGAATTAACAGGATCTCATCGACACGCGAATTAAGTCGCTTAATTTCAGCCAGTAGGTGATTGATCACGAAGCCACCGAGCGTACCAATGATGCCAAGACTTGCTAGGTAAAGGCTAAAGAAATCTGATTGGCTCATTCTTTGCTTACACCGAATGATGCATCGCTAGGGTTAAGCCAGCGCAAGATTACCGGCGCGACTGCTGCTACGCCTGCCATTGCTAATGTCTTAGGATCTTGTACTCCTGCCATGTATAGCGCTAGAGCTGCGGCTAAGAATGATCTAGCCCATGATGCTGCGAGTGATTTTGCTTGCTTCATTATTTTCCACCTATCATCGGTATAGTAAAGAATTGAGAGTCTTCGTCGCCCTTGATAGTAAAGCTGACGTGCGCGTGATGATTATGCTTATTGATCCC